CTACGATAACCGCGCATTCAACATGGCTACCTGTCCGTCGTTCATGTCATCAATCCACATACCGTAAATTTCATACACCATCTGCGCAGTTTCATGCCCCATCTGGCTGGCTATAAACGCCGGGTTCGCTCCTGCCGTCAACAGCCAGCAGGCAAAAGTATGCCGCGTATGGTACGGATTACGGCGGCGAATACCAGCACGTTTTACTGCTGCATTCCATCTCGCACCCAAACTGCTTACCGAGTAATAAGGTTTCTGTTTTCCGTTACACACTCTGGGCATGAAAACAAAATGCAGTTTTTGCTTTTCGGTTCTGCCGTACTCCCGATGATAAAAAGTGATTTCGCTTTTGCGATGATGCCCGGTCAGTTTGTATTGCTCCTTCAGTGCTTCAAGAGCAGGCTGCAGTAGTGTTACTGTTCGGATCCCGGCATTTGTTTTTGGGGGACCGAACATATCAAGTATCGTCAGGTTTCTTCTGACATTCACTATTCCCTTTTCGAGATCCACATCCTCCCACGCCAGAGCTGCCAGTTCCCCGTGACGAAGTCCTGAGTAAACGGCAAATTTCCACAAGTTCTGGCTCTGTCCTTTTTCACTTTCCATTAATGCATTGAATTCTGTTTTAGATAACGGATCAGGCTTTATTCTGTTTCGCTGTAATTTTTTTACTCCTTCAAATGGTTTGGTTGATATAAATCCCGACTGATACGCAAAACGCAACAGCGAACAGAGCAGGGCGATATAGTTATCAACTGTGCGCACGGTTCTTCCTTTTTTGTTGGATCTTGGATTATCCAGGTAAAGCGTTTCTCCATGCAGCAGTTCATTCCGGTAGTTTAAGATATCGCTATAACGAATATGTGATATCGGGGTACTTTCACAAATTATTATTCTGAGTGTTTTTAATTGTGATTTCGTTTTCTTCATTGTGTTTGTTGTTAACTCTGTCTCTTTAATTTTTGTCCAGATATCACAAAGCTCTCCGAACGTTTTTATGACTCTCGTTGTCACCATTTTTGCCCCAGTGCTGGACTGGGGAAAACGTCTTAAATACTCAAATTCACCGGAGTTTATTTCATGAACTATCAGCGCTCTTAAATTTCCGGCCTTTTTAATATTACTGTTTGTAATCTCCCAGCCTTTTAATGTTTCCCGACATCGTTTTCCTCGAAACATGAACCAGATGCGAATGTATCTACCTCTAATCTCGACACCTGTTGGTAATTTAGACATATCATGAGTCTTTGATAAACTGATTTATCTTTGGATAGTTGTACCAGATAATCCCTCGTTTGCTGTCTGGCTTACCTAAAGGAGATACTCGTTTGAAGTGGAAGCCCTCCACCCAACAGTTCTGGCGGTATGCTTCAATTTGTCTGGCCCCCAGACCAGTGCGAAGCATCAGGCCGTATTCAACCATCCACTCTTCATTAAAGATTACTTGTGCCATCGCATCACCTCTGGCAGGCGCCAATGTTAGACTGAAATTGACGCCCGATGTTGATTATTAATAATCAGCTATGAAGTTTTAATTTGAATACAATGCAATTCTCGAGGACTGAAGTTTCTCGCAATTAAAATTTATCAGTTTTACTTTCTGCTCTCTGGAAACGCCTGCTTCTTTTTTACCTGAGAGCATTTTTTCGCATTCTGATTTCGTTAGTTTAGATTTTGAATATCTTGTCCAGTTAGTAGGAGTGCCACCTTCCTTTTCAATAGTGGCGGTAATTTTATACATGAACACCTCCATTATTATTTCCAGTGGTTCGTTTATTCCATCTTTCGAGTGCTTCTTTTTCACTTCCACCATAACCGGTTCGGGATTCGCATCCGTTACACTTCGCTCGGTAATATCCTGAAATGGCTTTCACCGTTACTGATGGACAACCACAAAATGGACATGGTTTAACATTGTCATATCTCATAATTTTTCTCATAAAAAATATTTCAAGTTGGCGGTGCATTACACCGCCAGGCTGAATTATTCCTCTGAATTATCGATTACACTGTATTCCCCGGTTAATACAGAGGAATCTGCAGGATCGATTGTCAGTGGTTCCTTTTCATCCATTGATACTGCACGCTGGATCTCAATTGATACGGGCAGATATTTGAACAGGCGACGAATAGCCGTTTTCTTTGCCATTTCTTCCCAGTGAGTTACCCACGGCCCGTTATTACCAGCTTTACTCAGGCTGCGCACCAGCTCAATCTGTTTGCGCGTCATAACTTCAAACTGAGTACCTCCGTCTTTCAGTCTTGCGACAGCATAGACGTGGGTAACCGGGGCATCTTCGTTTTCTCCCGGGCGGTGTATTAACTTTTCATCAAGGCCAAATTCGAAGCTAAACTCGTCACCTTCACGGACAACACGGGCTGACAGGCTGGCGATTTGACCAGAACGGCGAGCCAGATCAATCATGCCGCGATAGCCAATGATTAGCTGAACGTTCTTTTTACCGCTCTTTTCGTTTTTATTACCAAAAGGCAGTAAATATGCATGACCGAGGGCGCTACCTGGCTCAAGTCCGAGCTGTGAACACTGTACGATCGCACTGACAAAACTCATAGTGTCACAGTTTCCTAACGCCGGAACTTTACGAATTTCTGTGGTGGCGATACGGATCATACGTTCAGCCGTCATATGGCGTGGAAGAGCTGCTGCCAGTTGCTCTTTCATTGATGGCTGGTTAATAAAACTAATCACGTCGCTATTTTTAACTGCTGCTGGTGCACGGTTTCCCTGAGTTTTTTGCAGATCGGCTTTTGCGATTGGTGGTTGCTTAGTCATTTGCATATTCCTTAGCCCAGCGGGGCAGTGATAATGTCTTAATAGCTGGCCATTCATCGGTATTCAGGCAGTCAGACAGGGTTCGCAGATTGCGGTGATATTCCTGTTGACCTGCCAGTTTTGCTTCTTCGCCCATCATGAAAATTTCAACCGGATAACGTCCGCATTCAATAGTTGTGCTGGCAACCAGAAAAACGAAAGTTGGCTGCACTCCAAACTGTGCTTCATAACCGTCACTGTAGAACGCATCCTGAACGTGATAGCGGTAGTCGTAATAAGCGGTTTTGAATCGTTGAATATCCGCCGTAGTTTTCACGTCCATGATCCAGTGAAATTCAGGGATAATTTTGTCCGGACGGCACCGACACAAAATTCCTGTTTCAGGATCTTCCCAGTAAATTGATGATTCAGCGTGTCCGGCGCTTTCAACAAGCCATTGCCCCAGCGGCAAAGCCATAACGCTTTGATACATGAGTTCAATTTTCTGGCCTTCTTCCGCAGTGATAACCGTTTTTCCTGTGCTTGCGCATTCCATCAGAAACGCTTTCTCTTCTTCTTTTCCGGCGTTTGTACGGCGGTTAAATTCAGGTGCTACGATAAAGCGGTTACTGAATTCTTCCGGTTCAAGTACCCGGCAGTGGAAAGCGGTTCCTAAATCGAGCGTTTTTGTCTTTGTGGTGTCCACGGGGGCATTTTTACGCCACAAATATAGTGCCGGAGTATCAGCAATGTCATCGAGCTGAGACTTACTGACACCGGGACCCGCGTGGTAATTCTCATTCGAAATTCCGTAATAAATACCTGGCTCTATGTCTTCTACGATTACGGGATCTGCGACTTCGCCAGTTTCATCACTGCAATCGCGATGCGGATCGCTGCCAGCATTCTCATTGTGCGGATGTTCAGCGCCTTCCATTTCCTCCGGATCATTTTCCTTAGCTTCAACCTGACTCTCTTCATCGAATGTTTCCTGGTATGTTGCGTCGCCCATCACCGCACCACAGTCAGGGCAGTTATCCCCGCCAGTCTGGCCGCAGGCATTGCAGGCTATTTCCGGTTCCTGTTGCACTACTGGCTCAGGTTGATTCATATCCGGGCTGGTTTTTTCCGTTTCTGGCTGGTTCTGGTACACACAATCGCGAGTCTGGATCCCCTTTACCCATTTCGGATCGTTCGGGTCGCTAATTCCGTCAACAAATTCACCACGTGATGCAGCAAGCAATTTATCGGCATCGACAGGATCTTTTGATGGAATGTTTTTCCGGGCTTCATGGAGTTCTGCCCGCAGTTCCTGATATTTCGCATCAACAGAATTTACCTGTGACTGAGCATCCAGCGGCTGCGTGTCCTGATGATGTTCAGTTGCGTCCGGTTCCATTGTTTCAGCCTCTCCCTGTTCAACTGCCGTTGTTCCAGATGGTTGCGGTTTTTCTTCATCATCCTGTTTTCCTTCTTCTGTTACTCGCTGCGGCATCGGGGCAGAGGAGCGACCGCAGGCAATATCCACGATTTCCGGATCAGGGTTGGCATGATCGGTTTCAGTCAGTACTTTGTTCAGATATTCAGTGACGTGCGCGGGGATGACCTCGATCCCAATTGGTGCTTCTTTTACGGACGCAACCACGATGGCGCGGGAATAATCCAGCCCGCCAGGCATGGTGATGAATTTGTCGCGGAAAACAGAAAAGGGCGGTTTATTTTCAGCGATAATTTCCTCAATGCGTTTAGCGTGTGCCGGATGAAGGTTATAGATGTCCAGATCCATTGAACGGGCCAGTACGCCAGTGGCTACGTCGCGCGCCAGTGACGTCAGATCGTGTACGAAACCTTCGCCGCGATCGGTGAGGTTTCCGCCGCCAGCATTAGCACCGGAAGCCGTGCGAGTGATGTGTGAAACACGATTACCTTTCATCCACTCTTTTGTCAGCAGTCCTCGATCGGTGTAGTCAGCGTTCAGGTATGCTTCGAAAAAAGCAGTTATCAGTCCCAGGTTTGAATTACCAGGATTAGGGAAAACTTTGTCAGTGTCACGAACCAGTTTGTGGAGTTCGCGAATTTCCAGCGGGTCGAGCAGGCTGGTTTTGTGGGAAACAGCCAGGGCAGTAACAGCCGGTAGTTCTTCAGCCCGAGCAATGTGTAATGCCTGGAGTCCGTCGCGTGAAACGTGCGTTACCGGTTTTTCGCTGCCGTGTTGAGCAAGCCAACGAATGGGCAGTTCCTGGCCAGAAATTGGGAGTAGCATATTCTCCTCAATCTCAGTCATGTCTTCGCCGTTGACGTTGGTATTGCCTTGATAGTGAGCGTTGTCTGGTGCTGCTCCCGGTTTTAGTTCCCATGTCATGGAGTCTTTGCTGAGTTGATAGCGTTCACTCCAGGTAAAATCGATCTCACCTTCAGCGGGCAGGTCATTAACGACAGGAAAATTCGTGGCAACAGCTTTAAAATAGCTGCTCAGTTTTTTACCTGACTTAACGATCAGGTAGTCCAGAGTGGCACAGGTCGATTCAAAATCGTTGCTTGCCCACAGGACGACGTCAGGTTCACCGGATGATTTTTTCGCTTTCCGTAACAGGAAGAGTGGTTTTGTGCTCATTGTTTTTTAACCTCAACTCAGATTAAAATTCGTTTTGTTCAGTGAATGATCTTGCCGGATACACACTGTTCATAGCCTGCGCCATACGCAGGCTATTTCTTTCAGATTTCACCTTTTAATTTCATTGCAATTAGAGTTGCCAGAAATTCGGCTTTTTTTTCTGCGGGCAGATTCTTTCCGATATGCACCAGGCACATTTTTTTGACACCTTCATCAAGTGTTTTTACGTTGCCTGATGGACCATCGATATCAACCACAGTGAATGGGGTTTCTTTATTTTCTGTTTTAATTACGTAGCCAATGCGCTTTCCTTCCAGATTCACCTCGTGAACAATGTCATCGGTAGTTACAACAGTGGCTTCATAATTGGTAATCATGTTTTTCTCCTTAATTAAGGTTGAGCGAATACCTGCCATTTCTGGCATAAATTCAGTTTCGAATAGTCAATTAATTAAAGTTCATGTGCCATCTGGTCTTTTTCGGCACAAGATTCACTGCAATATTTTCTCGGTTCGTCTTTTGATAAAATCCCGTGCATGAAGTGAAGCATTCTTTCAATAGCTTTGCTTTCTTCAACGTCTTTTTTGCAAAGGTGGTAAGCACATTTTATTTTCTTAGTCATCACCATGACTCCGCCTTTACAGGTAAACCATCACGACCGAGGAAGACTTTAATCATGCGGTCAGTAATGCATGTTTTTGTGGTCAGGTTACGAATATATAGTTTTCGCTTTTTAATATTGTTTGCCGAGGCAATATATGTCCGGCCTTCATGAAGAACATAATCGCCAGGAGTCACACACTGACGTGGTATTTCATCAGTTCCGAAGTGATGTGCAATCATAATTATCTCCATTTTTACAAATGAACTTTGTTGATGCGGTGCCTGGTGCCTCCAGGTGACTGCAACCAGTTAACAATTACAGTCGGCTTTCCCACCCAAACCAATAAGGACTAACATGACTTTTAACTGTGCCACGTGCGCTTAGCCGCATTCACCGCATCACAAAATTCACTTAAAAAAGGGCGGACATCAGCCGAACTTCAAGAAAAAACTGATGCCGCCAGGACTACACACAGCAATGTCGTTATTTACAACCGGAGGCGCACTCCCACCATTTAAATTTAACAGACAAGACCGACTCTTTATGGATATCGGAAATGCGCCTTCGTGTTGTGCCCGGTTTTATTTCACCACCTCCGGGCTTCGGTGGTCTCGGCTATACCCCTACAGCGAGAGCTTGTGTTAACATTTCAATACCCTTACAGTTGAGAGTTATTGATATGTTGGATGTATTTACTCCATTGTTGAAACTTTTTGCTAACGAGCCACTCGAAAGACTTATGTATACGATTATCATTTTTGGTCTCACTCTCTGGCTGATACCGAAAGAGTTTACTGTCGCATTCAATGCTTATACTGAAATACCTTGGCTCTTTCAGATTATCGTTTTTGCCTTTTCTTTCGTGGTCGCCATTTCCTTCTCAAGATTGCGAGCACATATTCAAAAGCATTATTCATTACTACCAGAGCAACGAGTATTGCTTCGTTTATCTGAGAAAGAAATCGCTGTATTTAAAGATTTCCTTAAAACAGGAAATCTTATTATCACTTCTCCTTGCCGTAACCCGGTTATGAAAAAATTAGAACGGAAGGGCATCATTCAACATCAGAGTGATAGCGCAAACTGTTCTTATTATCTCGTCACCGAAAAATACTCCCATTTTATGAAGTTATTCTGGAACAGCAGGAGTAGACGTTTTAATCGTTAGCTTACTGTGTGCTTCTCCAACCATCGGCGCGCACCAGTTTCGGTTTTAAATGTTTTGCTTTTGGTATACGTCATGGCAGTGAACGTTCCATCCTGGTTGGGGAACACGCCGCACACCAGGGATTCGTTGTTGCCGAGGTCGATTTTTTGCATTTTTCGCACCTCACATCTTGTTGTTGCGGATAGAGGCTTCTGCCTGCCAGAGATCCCAGTCGTTGCTGCGTAAAGCCTGCACAGCCTGGCTGTAAGTGATACTGCAACAATCCATCAAATATTGAACTACTTCGTAATGCACCATCTTATCTCTCCCTTTAACGCCGGGTGGCGGAACTAACTGCTGCACTGCAAAATTTGAATCCCGCCGTCATGTTCATACGCCTCGGGCTGGCTACTTAACCCCTGACCACTGCCTGGTAACTCGAAGTATTGCCCGGCGTTCTGTGGGGCGGGGTGGGGGGTATGCTGGAACTATAGGTAATGCCTAATTGATTGTCAATAGGCTATGCCTAATGTTTTAAGCGTAACCTAATAGGTGATGGCGACTGGAGAAAGTGATGGGGGGGTTAAATAACGGAATCCAGGAGTTTTCCGTCAGACCATATAAGTTTAAGTTCCAGTTTTTGTGATGTTCTGGCTTTTCCGTTCAGATTCTAGAGCTTTCAGATACTTACCCACTTTCATTTCCATCGCTGCTATGTAGGCGCGAACATCGTGGTCAACCCAATCTGGTTCTGTAGCATTTCCAGATAACAGGAAAGCTACAATCGCTCTTATTTCATCAGAGGCTGCTTGATAAAGGTTGTTTATATCTAAAAGTTCACTTTTTGTATCTGGATTGGTGGGGGTTGGTATGGGGTATTCGTTAAGCCCCCAATGCTCTGGACCAACAACATCAGCAAAGAAACGCCATAATTCTGGAAGTTTATCTTTACTTATGGAGCCTTTCTTAATCCAGTCATAGATTGATGGTGGTTGGACTTTGAAGTGGCGTGCGACCTCCGCCTTTGATTTGACGGATCCCGATGCGATTTTTTTGTTAATGGCCTGCTCTATCGCTCGGCCTAAGTCTTTACCACTAAGCATTGCTTAATATTCTCCTATGCTCATTGCATTAGGCAATCCCTACTCTCATTGTATTAGGCATAGCCTATTGACATTTGTATTAGGCGTCGCCTAATATCTCTGTGTGTTTTTGGAGTTCATTCGATGAAAAAAGAGAACTATTCATTCAAGCAAGCTTGTGCTGTTGTCGGTGGGCAAACAGCAATGGCTAGGCTTTTAGGTGTATCACCTCCAAGCGTAAATCAATGGATCAAAGGGGTACGTCAATTGCCTGCCGAGAGATGTCCAGCAATTGAACGTGCAACAAGAGGTGAGGTGCTGTGCGAAGAACTTCGTCCTGATATTGACTGGTCATATTTACGACGTTCGGCATGTTGTTCGCAGAATATGTCAGTGAAGCAACTAAATGACAGTAACAAATCCTCATTTGATCATACCTGAAACATCAAGAGGCAAATGATTCATGAAAATCAAGCATGAGCACATCGAATCGGTGTTGTTTGCCCTGGCAGCCGAAAAAGGGCAGGCATGGGTAGCCAATGCAATTACTGAAGAATATCTGCGCCAGGGGGGCGGCGAATTGCCCCTGGTACCAGGCAAGGACTGGAATAATCAGCAGAATATCTATCACCGTTGGTTGAAAGGTGAAACGAAAACGCAAAGAGAAAAAATTCAGAAGCTGATCCCAGCAATTCTGGCAATCCTTCCGCGCGAGCTGCGTCACCGACTCTGCATCTTCGATACCCTGGAACGCCGTGCATTACTGGCGGCGCAGGAAGCGTTAAGTACGGCAATTGATGCGCATGATGATGCAGTCCAGGCCGTTTACCGGAAAGCGCATTTCAGCGGCGGCGGGTCTTCCGACGATTCTGTCATTGTTCATTAAGCAAAAGTTTCCATGCTGTTTGTGCTTATTCTAAGCAATCGGGCAGCATCATACGGGGCAATTATGGCCGCATTACCATACATGCAACTGTACATAGCTGATTACCTGGCTGACACCATGCATTTGTCAGCAGAGGAGCATGGTGCGTATTTGTTGCTGATGTTCAATTACTGGCAAACAGGAAAGCCAATACCTAAAAACAGGCTGGCAAAAATTGCCCGTCTGACTAACGAGCGATGGGCTGATGTTGAACCGTCCTTGCGGGAGTTTTTTTGCGATAACGGCGAGGAATGGGTGCATCTTCGGATTGAGGAAGATCTGGCATCAGTCAGGGAAAAATTAACCAAAAAATCAGCCGCAGGAAAAGCATCGGTTCAGGCCAGAAGAAGCAGAAAGGAAGCAGATGTTCAAACAAAACAAGAGAGAAATTTAACAGGTGTTCAAACAGATGTTGAAGTGGTGTTTGAACATGATGTCAACACAAAGGCAACTAATAAAGATACAGATAAAGATCTAAAAACAGATCCCCCCCTAAATCCCCCCCGGGGGAATCGAGGTGTCAAAAAGTTTGACCCTCTGGATATTGCTTTGCCGAACTGGATTTCTGTCTCGCTCTGGCGTGAGTGGGTTGAATTTCGCCAGGCATTGCGTAAACCGATTCGAACGGAGCAGGGCGCTAACGGGGCGATACGGGAGCTGGAAAAATTCCGCCAGCAGGGTTTTTCACCTGAGCAGGTGATTCGACACAGCATCGCCAATGAATACCAGGGCTTGTTCGCGCCAAAAGGTGTTCGACCTGAGACGTTACTCCGACAGGTTAACACCGTCTCGTTACCGGATAGTGCGATCCCGCCAGGCTTCAGGGGGTAACTGACCATGAAAAATATTGCGGCAGGAGGCATTCTTGAACGTATCCGCAGACTGGCCCCGCCACATGTAACCGCCCCATTCAAAACGGTAGCGGAGTGGCGCGAGTGGCAACTTTCCGAAGGCCAGAAACGTTGTGAGGAGATCAACCGTCAGAATCGTCAGTTGCGGGTGGAAAAAATTCTGAATCGCTCTGGCATCCAGCCATTGCACCGCAAATGCTCGTTTGCGAATTACCAGGTGCAGAACGACGGTCAGCGATACGCGTTGAACCAGGCGAAATCTATCGCTGATGAACTGATGACCGGGTGTACAAATTTTGCGTTCAGCGGAAAACCTGGTACCGGAAAAAACCATCTGGCGGCGGCTATCGGGAATCGCCTGCTGAAAGATGGCCAGACAGTGATTGTGGTTACCGTGGCTGATGTCATGAGTGCTCTACACGCCAGCTATGACGACGGGCAATCAGGCGAAAAATTTTTGCGGGAACTGTGCCAAGTGGATCTGCTGGTTCTTGATGAAATTGGCATTCAGCGCGAGACAAAAAACGAGCAGGTGGTGCTGCACCAGATTGTTGATCGCCGGACAGCGTCGATGCGCAGCGTGGGGATGCTGACAAACCTGAACTATGAGGCCATGAAAACATTGCTCGGCGAGCGGATTATGGATCGCATGACCATGAACGGCGGGCGATGGGTGAATTTTAACTGGGAGAGCTGGCGTCCGAATGTCGTCCAGCCAGGAATTGCGAAGTGATTTTTACCGGGAGGAAATTTTAATGGAAACCGTTTTTGATGCACTGAAAGCAATGGGAAAAGCCACGTCGGTAGAACTGGCTGCGCGACTTGATATCAGTCGTGAAGAAGTGCTGAACGAGCTGTGGGAACTTAAAAAGGCTGGATTCGTTGATAAAAGCGTATACACCTGGCGTGTGGCCGATAACAACGTTCAGCAGGAACATCCAGTGCCGGAAGAACAGCCGGAAGAAATCGCCACAGCAACAGTGACGAAAATATCGGAGTGCGATTTAACCGCGACGATTGAACAACGTGGTCCACTAACTGCGGATGAACTGGCTACGTTGTTCGGTACCACATCACGCAAAGTGGCTTCAACGCTGGCAATGGCAATCAGCAAGGGGCGTCTGATTCGCGTAAATCAGAACGGTAAATTTCGTTACTGCATGCCGGGCGGTAATTTACCAGCAGAGCCGAAAGTTGAATCGGTAGCGGAAACCGATGGTAAAGCCTTTCCTCAGCCAGCCGGTGCTGCGTTACCAGTACAGGAAGCGGCAACACAGGAAGATATTAAAACAGAAACTGTGGCGGACATTGTGCAGTCGCTGCCATCGTTTACTGAAACGCAAGCGGATGACTTGGTTTTACCATCGCTGCATATAGCAAACCGCGAACTGCGTCGGGCGAAAAATCATGTCCAGAAGTGGGAGCGTGTCTGCGCCGCGCTGCGGGAGCTGAACAAGCACCGGGATATTGTTCGACAGATTGTCGATTCCTCCAGTCGTATTGTGTCGGAAAAGTGATTGCCGGAGGCGCTTATGGCAAAAGTTTTTACACAGGAAGAGCGTGAAAAAATTAAGGAGCAGGTTGTTGAGCTGGTACGCCAGAGTGGGCGCGAGACGTTAAGGCAACTGGAGGCCAAGACAGGGGCGACAAGATATCTGATGAGCATTCTTGCCAGAGAGTTGGTTGCCAGTGGCGATGTATACAACTCTGGCTATGGGTTATTTACCTCTGAACAGGCTCGTAAGGACTGGAATAACGCCCGCAAAAAACTATCGAGGGCAAAGGTGAAGAAACCTGCTGTAGTTGATCCGGACCTTATCTGGTCATTACCAGACGGAGAAATACGCCGCTATGACAGGCGTCTGAATATAATCTGTCGCGAGTGCCGGAAGAGCGAAGTCATGCAGCGTGTACTGGCGTTCTATCAGGGTAATTTTCAGGATGTGCTGTTGTGAGCCAAATTAACAATCAGGGAACTGCGTGAACTGAAAGAGAAATCATAATCCAAATCTGAATAATTAAATTTAGCACTGTAAATAAAATTTAATCCTTAACCGGAGGGGGGGCTGCACCCTCAAAATATTAGGAGGCGGCCCGAAAGGGCGGTAATGAAAAATGACTGAATTAACCAAAAAGCAATTAATCGAAGAAGCTAAATTAAAAATAGCGATTGAGAAATGCCACCCCAATTCAGGGATGGCACGGGTAGAGGGCGAATTATTCAAAATTGCTCTGGCATCGCTGGAAGCAGAGCCAGTTGGTGATTTTTATGAATACAAACCGGATGACTGGTAGCAGCGTTCGGCTGGAGATAAAGCGCCAAAATGGACGCCACCCTATGCCGTTTTTCCAGCGCCCGTAGTGCCGGAAGAAATGGATTTGCTTACATGCCATCTCGATGGTGTAACTGAAACATATGCTGAGGGATGGAACGCTTGCCGCGCTGCCCTGCTTCAGGGCAAAGGGGAGCCCGGGAAACAAGTTCGCGAATTGACAATGCTGGTTAAACAATTGGTTAGTCAACTGAAGAAAGCGAAACCGGGCTGCAAATTGCCGGATAAAGTGATGGACTACCTGGAGCGAAGCGGACTTATAAGCGTGGAGGATGTTTCACGATGACCTGGACTGAAGCATTCACAACGGTAGGAATTGCGATGGCGGTGGCGCTGGTTGTGTATTCGATTTGCCGCTGGGGATAAAAACGATTTGCGGGAAAAGGATAGTTAAGTAGAATTGCTGCGGGTGCTTGAGGCTATCTGCCTTGGGCATGAACACCAAAGGCAGATAGAGAAAAACCCACCCGACTATAAATCAAAGTGTATTACCCCCATTTGTTGGACGATGAAATGGGTTTAGTTAACTATGTCGGTATCGACATGACTAAAACAACCTTAAATTGCTCGATTAATAGACAAGTAGTTTTGAAAGATTAAATTTATGCGATCCGGTATTTTCAAGGGATAGCCTTTATGAGGTTATCTTATGGGGTTAAAACATCAAGAACAGTTGTGTTATAATACATAGAAACTAATAAGAGACGTTGCAACTATATGAATGTAATAGATTTGTTTTCTGGCGTTGGAGGTCTAAGTCTTGGTGCTGCACGTGCTGGATTTGATGTTAAAATGGCAGTTGAAATTGATCAACATGCTATTAATACTCACGCAATTAATTTTCCAAGAAGTTTGCACGTCCAAGAAGATGTTTCTTTACTAAATGCAGAAATAATTAAGGGTTTTTTTAAAAACGATATGCCCATAGATGGTATTATTGGCGGTCCTCCGTGCCAAGGATTTAGTTCAATAGGCAAGGGGAATCCTGATGATAGCAGGAATCAGCTTTACATGCATTTCTACCGTTTAGTATCAGAATTACAGCCATTATTCTTTTTGGCAGAAAATGTTCCAGGTATTATGCAAGAGAAATATTCTGGCATTAGAAATAAAGCATTTAATTTGGTTAGCGGTGATTATGATATTCTTGATCCCATCAAGGTAAAAGCATCTGATTATGGTGCTCCAACTATTCGAACTAGATATTTTTTTATCGGTGTAAAAAAATCATTGAAGCTTGATATTTCAGATGAAGTATTTATGCCTAAAATGATTGATCCGGTTACTGTAAAAGATGCTTTGTATGGATTACCAGATATTATCGATGCCAATTGGCAATCAGACTCTGAGAGTTGGCGAACAATTAAAAAAGATCGAAAAGGGGGATTTTATGAAAAATTATGGGGGCAGATCCCTCGGAATGTTGGTGATACAGAATCGATCGCTAAGTTAAAAAATAATATCATATCTGGATGTACCGGAACATTACATAGCAAAATCGTCCAAGAGCGTTATGCTTCCTTATCTTTTGGGGAAACTGATAAAATTTCAAGATCTACAAGATTAGATCCAAATGGTTTTTGCCCGACTTTAAGGGCGGGAACCGCTAGAGATAAAGGAAGCTTTCAAGCCGTCAGGCCGATCCACCCTTATCATCCAAGAGTGATTACACCAAGAGAAGCTGCTAGATTACAAGGCTTCCCTGATTGGTTTCGCTTTCATGTAACTAAATGGCATAGTTTCAGACAAATAGGAAATAGCGTGTCACCAATAGTTGCTGAATATATATTAAAGGGGCTGTACAATTTATTAAATAAAAGAGTACAGCCCGAATATTTAAACCATAATTCTTTGGAAGTTAGGGTATAACCTATAGTATTTATAATAGTTATCCCGTTCATTTTCGTTTAAAGAGAACTCTTCAGCGGCTGCCTGATATGCTTCTTTATCAGGCAGTTTACTATCTAAATTTATCTTTTCTTTAATTGTTAGTGTTGGTATTGCTATTTCTTGCACGTCTTCCCAATTTGTTGAATAAAATTGCCAGTTAGAAAGGTCGCATGCCTTAGATAACTCTATATATTCTTGTTCTGAGGAGAAAAAACCTGATATTGTCAACATGGTATGACTGCCATCATTATATTGATTTAAGGATAATGGGTAATACTGAATCTTATCCTTACGTCCTGAAAGACCACGTTCTATTGCTGATCTAAAAGCGTTTGTAATAATTCGTATTAAAAGAGCTTTAATCTTACGATCTGAAAGATCTGCATTTGATATCTGAAGATTAAAATCAAGATACTTTTTCCCAAGCAATGATTTTAATGAATTAATAAAAGCTTCTTTAAAAATATCTAAACTTTCTCCAACTCTACGTTGGTAATAAGAACTAGGATTTATGGGGAAGGTGACCTTCAAAATATCAAAAGAGCTTACTTTAGTACTTAGTAAGTGTATATCATCTAGATCCGTTTGTATTTTTTTCGGGGAGGCATAGTCTAACCATGTTATTGATGGTTTAGAAAAACTATAATCAAGAATAAAGTCATGAGCTGATATTAGCTTACAATCAATACAATTATAAGGCAAATTATATTTTTGTCTGATGTGAGTAGACTCTTGTTCTTCGAGAGAAATCATATCAGAAAGAGCGATACGATTATGCATGATTCTAAAATCTTCAAGCATCGGACCACCAAAACCTATATATGTATATTCTTGAATATTTAGTCTTTTGCTTAAGAGGTTTAGGCTTTCGAGAAAAATCTCTCTATCAATAGACTTATTATGCCTTAAGTGATAGGGAATGTATTGTCCAGACATCACTTCACCTCTTCAATCACCGTATCAAAGCATTGCATCCCCACATCAGAAGCGCTAGCATCTTCATGTCCAAAGAAATATTTAGATAAAATTTTAACATCTTCTTTCTCTCTGGTGAAGATTATTCGTACAGTAGAGCTTTTTTTTACTGGGGTAGGCAGCTTAGGTGTATATCGCCACTCATTTTTGTTTCTATTAGGGTTGGACCAGTTATTTTTTTTATCTTCTGGAGTTGATTGTGGGGTAATTTCAAATAAAGATTGAGCTTCATGTGACTGAGCTGACTTAAGTAATTTTTTCCCTTCTTCAAGATGCTCACCTTTCCACTGATTGGTGAATCGAATAAAATGCATCATCCCTTCAATCATTTTATTTCGTACATCATTGTACAATGTAGAACTAAGATCGACACCTCGTTTCGTTGTTGTTATTGGTAATTTTTCTGGGTTTTTACTGGTAAAGCGAACAACCCCAGAAATTGCTATAAATTGGGTATGAAACCTTGGTACATTAGCAAAGCCCCAACCTGTGAGATGTGTCTTATCACAATATAGAACAACGCGGTCATTGCAAATGACAGTCCATCCAGCATCATCAGAACTCCTTTTTTCTAAAACATCATCATTGTCATCTTCTAAATTTTTATAGAAGCCAACAACTAAATCGATATCAACATCGTCTATTTTAGCTTTATATATGTATGGTTCTATTTTAGAATGATCAGTTATGATGTTAATCGGATTATGTTCAACAACAACTCCATTTAATTCTATTTTAAATCCTTTTTGAATAATAAATGACAATGAGTGTTTTATCTGTAAAAAGAGATCAGTAAGATATGTGCTCTCATTAAATTTTTGTGCCACATTAGAATGGAGTTTTTTTATCTCTATAGTTGTGCCTGTTGGATTTTTGTTATCATAGTCACTCTCGTGCATCGGTATTTTCCAACCATCACCATCGATCCAATCAGGTGTTATATCTACAGTGAATGCGCCATCGGGATTATTCGATTGTATTGAGCAATCTCTACCCATTTTAAAAATGGCTCTTTTCATACCAATACCATAGACGCCAACGGTGCCTTCATTTTCTTCTTCTTTTTGATGGGGTCGTCCCATTTTAAAAGCATATTCTCGGAAGCTTTTAGGGATACCTCCGCAATTGTCTTCTATAATAAAGACATCTTTATTAATCGTAAGTTTCGCATAAAATCCTTCATATGGTTTTGAAGTTTTTTTTGTGTCTTTTATTGTACGTAAAGCCCCATCGACGCAGTTATCAAGCAGATCAAGTATGGCATCGTTTAAGTCGATATCTCGAGTTAGCATACTTACAAAAAATCTTTTACTAGGACTAAAGTCTGCTGTTGGAGTCGTGTTCTCAGTCATAATTTACTCTCTATGTGTTTGGGAAAATAAATACCTTAAGTGCAAATTGTTGATTTTAAACGCTTCGCATGCGAAGTCAACGATGTTAAGAAAGAAAGTGCATGTGATCTAACAGTATGTTTTTAAAAAAAGATTAGCTTTATGAGAATTCAGGACTGAATCCCGTGAGAGGAAAATAACATATGTTATTGTTGCATTGCTGTGTTGTTTGGGATTTGTTGCACCATTCTGGCGTTGGTATATCTAGTTCGTTGTTCATTTTGTTAATTGTACAACAGGCAGACAACAGAGAGCTTTTAGCCTAGTTAGCTTACGAAATTAAACAACTAAGATTATCGGCGGGGAGTGGTCACCGCTACTCTTTGGCTAGGAGACTTCAACGCAACCGCACACAACCAGCTTCGGCGGGTTTTGTTTTTTCCTGGCATTCTGGTTTACAATTTGCGTGCTAGCTTGAACAACTGGCATCTGCTGCACTGCGCCATCGAGAGATTGAGAAATGGCGCATATACAACTGGTCAAACAAACTTCTTCTGGTTTACTTCTCCCGGCGACGCCGGAGAGTTGCGATTTTCTGCATCAAATCAAAATAGGTGAGTGGATACACGCAGATTTTAAGCGTGTGCGTAACTACGCATTCCACAAGCGTTTTTTCAAACTCCTGCAACTGGGATTCGATTACTGGACTCCGGTCGGTGGGGCGATCACGCCTCGCGAACGAGAACTGCTGTCTGGTTTCGTTGATTACCTGTGCGAATCAGTTGGTCGGGAACACACGCCAGCCCTGAGTGATGCCGCAGAGCAATATCTGAATACAGTTGCGACACGCAGAACCCGGGATACGGCATTGCTAAAGTCGTTTGAGGCTTTTCGCGAGTGGGTAACCATTCAGGCTGGATTTTACACCGAACATTTTTATCCGGACGGTAGCCATGGGCGTCGGGCGAAATCCATCGCTTTTGCGAATATGGACGAAACCGAGTTTCAGCAGGTTTATAAATCTGTTCTGAATGTGCTGTGGAACTGGATTCTGTTCCGTAAATTTTCCTCTCTGGAACAAGTCGAAAATGTGGCCGCGCAGCTGCTGGAGTTTGCGTAATGGTGGATTTACGTAAAGCGGCGCGGGGGCAGATGTGCACCGTCAGAATTCCTGGCTACTGCAATCACGATCCGGAAACGTCTGTGCTGGCGCATTACCGACTGGCGGGAACGTGCGGAACAGCGACAAAACCACACGATATGCAGGCGGCGATTGCCTGTAGCTCATGCCACGATCTAATCGACGGGCGGGTAAAAACCAGCGATTACACCAAAGAAGAATTACGCCTGATGCATGCAGAAGGTGTTTTTCGCACACAAGAAATCTGGAGAAAGGAGGGATATTTGTGATTTACCCAACGAATACAGGAAAAAGCGGAGAACACCTTCGTCTCGCCACGCTGGAAAGTGTCTGGATTCAGGGCAAACTGCGTATGTGGGGGCGCTGGTCGTATATTGGCGGTGGCAGGTCAGGAAATATGTTCAATCAGTTGTTGGCATCCAAAAAATTGACGAAAACAGCCATCAATGAAGCCCTGCGCAGAATGAAAAAAGCGGGAATAGAGAAAGCTGAGCTGGAAGCGTTTTTGAGAGAGATGATCAACGGCAAGCAAAAGAGCTGGCTGGCGCATTGTACTGATGCAGAGGCGTTATGTATTGATCGAGTCATAAGTGAGGTGCTGGCAGAGCATCCAGGATTGATTAGCGTCCTTCGGCAACGGTATGAGGGGCGGGGGATGACCAAACGCAAAATGGCTGAATTGCTAAATGATGCACACCCAGAGTGGTGTTTTAGCACATGCGAAAAGCGAATTGCTAATTGGTTGGCCGTTGCTGAGTATGCGCTATACATTCCCATGCGAGAATCATTCGCTCAAAAAACGGCTTGATTTTTTACGCATAAACTGCTTCAATTTTGCTACGCTTCGCAAAGCTGTATCGCGTGGCGAATCAAGCGCAATTAAACTTTAATAGAACCCGCATCGAGCGGGTTTTGTTGTTTTTGTGGTGTGATATAAGAAACGACATTTAATAATTGCCTTCAAAATAAATTTGTTTATATATTGTCGCGTATATTTTAAATGAAGGTGAAATGTTCACATAAAATAAAAATACATAAATAAATTTACATAACTTGACGCAAAGTGTTGTTGCGATTGGAATATTAAATCGTATTATCGAAAACGGTTCTGAGGGGGAACTCTTCTTTGATCGGTGATATCGCTCCCCTGAAGAACCAATGCCGACTTAGCTCAGCAGGTAGAGCAACTGACTTGTAATCAGTAGGTCACCAGTTTGATTCCGGTAGTCGGCACCATATGCGGGTATCGTATAATGGCTATTACCTCAGCCTTCCAAGCTGATGATGCGGGTTCGATTCCCGCTACCCGCTCCAGCATTTGAAACAAGCCTTATTGTATTGCGGCACTGGCGTATTTTTTATTACGTGGGAGCAGGTTGTTTTGGAAAAGCATTCTGTTCTCTGGCTATAATTTGAGGCCAGGTGTAGCCTCAGTGCTGATTTTTTTACGACAGCAGAATGGTGCATTATCGGTGGAGATTTTGTATTTCCTGGCAGGGTCGGTGATGCATCATTCTGGTGTTGTAAAAGCACCACAGAGGTGTTCCTCAGTGCGAGGGTGGTTTATATAGTGGTTTAGCGGGGAATCACAATATTTGTTGTAGGGACAGATATTTCGGGAGGCACCCGACACCTCGATTTTTATTACAATTAAAATGATTTATCTTATACATTGACCAACCGCCATATCTGGCGGTTTTTTTTATACCTGCATCAGACAAAAAATGACACGAGCATCCAGGAATCCTCGTGGGACAACGTCCTTTAGATAGCAATTTGCGAGAGGGTGAAAAGTAGCGCGGTCGTCGGATTAAGACCGCGGGACAAAGTCCATGAAGAATAATAAGTATTGGCCCCCTTCTGGGGACATGTCCATACTACTAAGCTTCAGAAGTGGTTTAAATCATCAAATTAACCTTAATTTTCGATAAGTCTTATTTCATTTCTTTGCGCCACATCTGGCGCGCATCAAATAACGCCACGCAAAGGGCATCTGCGGATGCCGGTGCTTTTGACGGGGTGTTTTTTACGGGCCGCTGGTGGCCATTTTTTGTTTCCGTTACACAGCGCCCGCATCTGCGAGGTGGGAGTTATGAAATCCATGGATAAGTTAACAACGGGTGTCGCCTATGGCACCTCCGCAGGCAGTGCTGGCTACTGGTTTTTACAGTTGCTCGATAGAGTAACTCCGTCACAGTGGGCTGCAATCGGTGTGCTGGGTAGTCTGGTATTTGGCCTGCTGACGTACCTGACAAACCTTTATTTCAAGATTAAAGAAGATAAGCGCAAGGCTGCACGGGGAGAGTAATTCAATGACTCAAAACTATGAAGTGATTGTGAAAGGGATCCGCAATTTTGAGAATAAAGTTACGGTAACTTTAGCGTTACGGGACAAAAAACGCTTTGACGGTGAAATTTTTGACCTGGACATCTCGCTGGACCGTGTTGAAGGTGCCGCGCTGGAGTTTTATGAGGCAGCAGCCAGAAGGAGCATCAGACAGGTCTTCCTGGATGTTGCTGCCGGGTTATGTGAAGGGGATGGGCAGTCGCCGGAAAAGCGCCCCGTAATTTTAGATGCGCAGAATGTGTGGATAACCTACAAAGGAAAGCTACCAGGAAGAATTACTAATTCTCAGAAGACTCCACCGAAATGGTAATTTTACCAGCATATTTTTCTTCCAGTAATGCCGCCAGCCACTTGAAAGAATTTTGTTGTTCCTGGGACCATTTGGGGTTGCGTGATTCAAGCAAGAGCGATGCAAGTGTTGGTTGCATTTGTTCTCTGGGAATTGATAAGGCCAGATATGAAAATGCAACAGTGAGGGCATTTACATCATCCCGAAGCTTGGAAATGCAGTCGAGCAACTCCTGTAGAGAAATGGTGTTATTGTCCATAAATAATCCTCTTGATTGTCTTTACCTTTTCCCCGCCTGATTCAACAGGCCGGGACAGATAAACATATCCAGGGTTCAGAAACCGATAAATCCTGATAAATATCCATGAACGCAAAAATCAGATACGGCCTGTCGGCTGCCGTTCTGGCACTGATTGCCGTCGGTGCGCCTGCGCCTGATATTCTCGACCAGTTTCTGGATGAAAAAGAAGGTAACCACACAACGGCATACCGCGATGGTTCCGGCATCTGGACCATCTGTCGGGGTGCCACGGTGGTGGATGGAAAACCCGTTTTTCCCGGTATGAAACTGTCGAAGGAAAAATGCGACCAGGTTAACGCCATTGAACGGGATAAGGCGCTGGTATGGGTGGAGCGCAATATTAAAGTGCCACTGACCGAACCACAGAAAGCGGGTATAGCGTCATTTTGTCCCTATAACATTGGCCCCGGTAAGTGTTTCCCGTCGACGTTTTATAAGCGGATGAATGCTGGTGATCGTAAAGGTGCATGCGAGGCGATTCGCTGGTGGATTAAGGACGGTGGCCGTGATTGCCGCATTCGTTCAAATAACTGTTACGGTCAGGTTATTCGTCGTGACCAGGAAAGCGCATTAGCCTGTTGGGGAATAGATCAGTGAGCAGAGTCGCCGCGATTATTTATGCTCTGGTTATCTGCACTATCGTCTGCCTGTCGTGGGCGGTCAATCATTACCGTGATAACGCCATCGCCTACAAAGAACAACGTGATAAAAAAGTCAGTGAGCTGAAGCAGGCGATCGCCACCATCGCTGACATGCAGCAGCGTCAGCGTGATGTTGCTGCGCTCGATGCAAAGTACTCGAGAGAATTAGCCAATGCGAAAGCTGAAAATGAAACTCTGCGCGCTGATGTTGCCGCTGGTCGTAAGCGCCTGCGGGTCAATGCCAGTTGCTCCGCAGCCGTGCGTGAAGCCACCGGCCCCACCAGCGTGGATAATGCAACCATCCCCCGACTGGCAGACACCGCTGAACGGGATTATTTCACCCTCAGAGACCGATTGATGACGATGCAGAAGCAACTGGAAGGGGCACAGCTATACATTCGTGAGCAATGCCTCAGATAAAAACCGGCCAAGGATAATCCGCTGAAGATTTGCCGGCGGCGAAAGAGAGCCAAGGGTTCAGCCTACGCCATTACTCCTGTCGATGCAATGCATTCAATGGATGCTTGATTTATTTCTGTGCGCTATATCGTCGCTGTCTCCTGCATTAACTATGACCGTAACTTGACGGGGAACCCCTTCTGCGTGAGTTTGCGGGAATAATCAAAAACGATGCACACCGGGTTTTACTGTGCTGACAGACGCAGGGTTACCCTCATAGTCGCTTTTCCGGTGCGATGGTGGAAGAAACCGGGATGTTCATCCATCATCACTTTTGATTGATGTATATGCTCTCTTTTCTGACGTTAGTCTCCGACGGCAGGCTTCAATGACCCAGGCTGAGAAATTCCCGGACCCTTTTTGCTCAAGAGCGATGTTAATTTGTTCAATCATTTGGTTAGGAAAGCGGATGTTGCGGGTTGTTGTTCTGCGGGTTCTGTTCTTCGTTGACATGAGGTTGCCCCGTATTCAGTGTCGCTGATTTGTATTGTCTGAAGTTGTTTTTACGTTAAGTTGATGCAGGTCAATTAATACGATACCTGCGTCATAATTGATTATTTGACGTGGTTTGATGGCGTAGATGCACGTTGTGACATGTAGATGATAATTATTATCATTTTGCGGGTCCTTTCCGGCGATCCGACAGGTTACGGGGCGGCGACCTCGCGGTTTTTCACTATTTATGAAAATTTTTTAGGGAAAATCGTGTCGGTATTTCTCGAATATAACTCTTTGTTTTTTTTAATATTGCATTCATAAATGTTCGACATGAAAGTGTCCGAAAATGCCTTTTTCTGGCGTTTTCATGTCGGGCCTTGTATTTGATAATGGGTTGTTTTATGAAGGTTAATAAAAAGAGGCTTGCCGAAATTTTCAACGTGGACCCGCGGACGATTGAACGCTGGCAGTCTCAGGGGCTCCCTTGTGTCTCCAAAGGCAGTAAGGGCATTGAATCTGTATTTGATACTGCCATGGCAATTCAGTGGTATGCGCAGAGGGAAACTGATATCGAAAACGAAAAGCTCCGCAAAGAACTGGCCGATTTGCGTGCGGCTGCGGAGTCAGATTTACAACCCGGCACCATTGACTATGAACGCTACCGGCTCACAAAAGCGCAGGCAGATGCGCAGGAACTGAAAAATGCCCGTGAAGACGGAGTGGTGCTGGAAACTGAACTGTTTACCTTCATTCTGCAACGTGTGGCACAGGAGATTTCGGGGATACTTGTGCGTGTGCCGTTGACATTACAGCGTAAATATCCGGACATTTCACCATCACACCTTGATGTGGTGAAAACTGAAATCGCGAAAGCCTCCAATGTTGCAGCTAAAGCAGGTGAAAACGTGGACGGGTGGATCGATGATTTCAGACGCACAGAAGGCAGCTAATGCAGCCGGTGCGATAGCTACAGGGCTTTTATCTCTCATTATTCCTGTTCCACTGACGACAGTTCAGTGGGCCAATAAACATTATTACCTTCCTAAAGAGTCGTCTTATACCCCGGGGCGGTGGGAAACACTGCCGTTTCAGGTTGGCATCATGAACTGTATGGGCAACGATTTGATTCGCACGGTTAACCTGATTAAATCTGCCCGTGTTGGTTATACAAAGATGTTGCTGGGAGTGGAGGCTTATTTTATTGAGCATAAAGCACGCAACAGCCTTCTTTTTCAGCCCACGGACTCAGCTGCTGAAGATTTTATGAAATCTCATGTTGAGCCAACGATAAGGGATGTTCCTGCATTGCTGGAGCTGGCTCCATGGTTCGGAAGAAAACACCGCGATAATACGCTCACCCTGAAGCGTTTTTCCTCCGGTGTGGGGTTCTGGTGTTTGGGTGGTGCGGCAGCAAAAAACTACCGTGAAAAATCCGTGGATGTGGTCTGTTATGACGAGCTTTCCTCGTTCGAACCGGATGTTGAAAAAGAGGGTTCGCCAACCCTGCTGGGGGATAAACGTATTGAGGGCTCTGTATGGCCAAAATCCATTCGCGGCTCGACGCCTAAAATCAAAGGTTCCTGCCAGATCGAAAAAGCCGCTAACGAGTCGGCACATTTCATGCGTTTTTATGTGCCCTGTCCGCACTGTGGGGAGGAGCAGTATCTGAAATTTGGCGATGATGCCTCGCCTTTCGGTCTTAAGTGGGAGAAGAATAAGCCAGAAAGTGTTTTCTACCTTTGTGAGCATCATGGCTGTGTGATCCATCAGTCTGAGCTTGACCAGAGTAACGGGCGGTGGATCTGTGAAAACACGGGCATGTGGACCCGTGACGGCCTGATGTTTTTCAGCGCCCGGGGTGATGAAATTCCGCCGCCGCGCTCCATCACTTTCCATATCTGGACGGCGTACAGTCCGTTCACCACCTGGGTACAGATTGTCTATGACTGGCTGGATGCACTGAAAGATCCCAACGGCCTGAAAACTTTTGTGAACACCACGCTGGGCGAGACCTGGGAAGAGGCCGTGGGCGAAAAACTCGATCACCAGGTACTGATGGATAAAGTTGTTCATTACACGGCGGCGGTGCCAGCCCGGGTGGTTTATCTGACGGCGGGCATTGACTCGCAGCGAAACCGTTTTGAGATGTATGTCTGGGGATGGGCTCCGGGAGAGGAAGCCTTTCTGGTGGATAAAATCATCATTATGGGACGTCCCGATGAGGAAGAGACGCTGTTACGTGTGGATGCGGCGATCAACAAAAAATACCGCCATGCAGACGGAACCGAAATGACCATTTCCCGTGTCTGCTGGGACATCGGGGGGATCGATGGCGAAATCGTTTATCAGAGGTCAAAAAAACACGGTGTTTTCCGGGTGCTGCCGGTAAAAGGCGCATCTGTCTATGGCAAGCCGGTGATCACCATGCCAAAAACCCGCAATCAGCGGGGCGTGTATCTGTGTGAAGTGGGGACGGACACCGCAAAAGAAATTCTCTATGCCCGTATGAAAGCCGATCCCACGCCTGCGGATGAAGCCACGTCTTATGCCATCCGTTTTCCTGATGATCCGGAGATTTTTTCGCAGACAGAGGCGCAGCAACTGGTGGCGGAAGAGCTTGTGGAGAAGTGGGAAAAAGGAAAGATGCGTCTGCTGTGGGATAACAAAAAGCGGCGTAACGAAGCGCTGGACTGCCTGGTGTATGCCTACGCGGCATTACGTGTGTCCGTGCAACGCTGGCAGCTTGATCTGGCTGTACTGGCAAAATCCCGGGAAGAAGAGACGACCCGGCCAACCCTTAAAGAACTGGCAGCGAAGCTGTCCGGAGGAGTGAATGGTTACAGTCGCTGAACTGCAGGCGCTGCGTCAGGCGCGCCTTGATTTATTAACCGGTAAACGGGTGGTGTCTGTCCAGAAAGATGGTCGCAGAATTGAATATACGGCGGCTTCTCTGGATGAGCTTAACCGGGCGATCAATGATGCGGAGTCGGTACTGGGGACAACCCGCCGTCGCCGTCGTCCGCTGGGAGTGAGGTTATGAAACGAACGCCTGTCCTGATTGATGTGAACGGCGTTCCGCTTCGGGAGAGCCTCAGCTACAACGGGGGCGGCGCAGGATTTGGCGGGCAAATGGCGGAGTGGTTGCCACCGGCGCAGAGTGCCGATGCAGCTCTGTTGCCCGCGTTGCGTCTGGGGAATGCCCGGGCAGATGATCTGGTACGCAATAACGGGATAGCGGCCAATGCGGTGGCACTGCATAAGGATCACATTGTCGGGCATATGTTTCTTATCAGCTACCGTCCGAACTGGCGCTGGCTGGGGATGCGGGAGACCGCGGCAAAACGTTTTGTCGATGAGGTGGAGGCGGCCTGGTCGGAATACGCAGAAGGGATGTTTGGCGAGATCGACGTGGAAGGGAAACGCACGTTTACGGAATTTATCCGTGAAGGTGTGGGCGTTCATGCGTTTAACGGCGAAATCTTTGTGCAGCCGGTCTGGGATGCGGAGACCACGCAGTTATTCCGTACGCGTTTTAAAGCCGTGAGTCCGAAACGGGTGGACACGCCAGGACACGGTATGGGGAACCGCTTTCTGCGGGCCGGTGTGGAGGTCGATCGATATGGCCGTGCCGTTGCGTACCATATCTGTGAGGATGATTTTCCGTTCTCTGGTAGTGGACGATGGGAACGGATCCCGCGTGAACTACCCACCGGGCGTCCGGCCATGCTGCATATTTTCGAGCCGGTGGAGGACGGGCAGACCCGTGGGGCTAATCAGTTTTACAGCGTCATGGAACGGCTGAAGATGCTGGATTCCCTGCAGGCAACACAGCTTCAGTCAGCCATAGTGAAGGCAATGTATGCAGCGACAATTGAAAGTGAACTTGATACCGAAAAGGCCTTTGAATATATCGCCGGTGCGCCGCAGGGGCAGAAGGATAATCCGCTTATTAATATTCTGGAGAAGTTCTCCAGCTGGTATGACACGAATAACGTGACGCTGGGCGGTGTCAAAATTCCGCACCTTTTCCCCGGGGATGATCTGAAACTGCAGACTGCGCAGGATTCAGACAATGGATTTTCGGCACTTGAACAGGCGCTGCTGCGGTATATCGCCGCCGGTCTTGGCGTTTCCTACGAACAGTTGTCCCGTGATTACTCGAAGGTCAGTTATTCAAGTGCCCGCGCATCCGCCAATGAGTCGTGGCGCTATTTTATGGGGCGGCGAAAATTTATTGCGGCCCGGCTGGCCACGCAGATGTTTTCCTGCTGGCTGGAAGAGGCACTTCTTCGGGGGATTATTCGTCCGCCACGGGCGCGTTTTGATTTTTATCAGGCGCGATCAGCCTGGTCACGGGCAGAGTGGATTGGTGCCGGAAGAATGGCCATTGACGGGCTCAAGGAAGTCCAGGAATCAGTGATGCGCATTGAGGCCGGACTGAGCACGTATGAGAAAGAGCTGGCGCTGATGGGCGAGGATTATCAGGACATTTTCCGCCAGCAGGTCAGGGAATCTGCTGAGCGGCAAAAAGCCGGACTCTCACGTCCGGTGTGGATAGCGCAGGCGTATCAGCAGCAGATAGCGGAGAGTCGTAGGCCGGAAGAGGAGACAACACCACGTGAGACGTAATCTTTCACACATTATTGCCGCAGCATTCAATGAACCGCTGCTTCTGGAGCCCGCCTATGCGCGGGTTTTCTTTTGCGCGCTCGGGCGCGAGATGGGGGCAGCAAGTCTTTCGGTACCACAACAGCAGGTACAGTTTGATGCTCCCGGAATGCTGGCTGAAACGGACGAGTACATGGCCGGAGGTAAACGACCGGCCCGTGTTTACAGGGTGGTGAACGGTATTGCTGTACTGCCGGTGACCGGCACGCTGGTGCACCGGCTGGGTGGTATGCGGCCATTTTCCGGAATGACAGGCTATGACGGTATTGTCGCCTGTCTTCAGCAGGCAATGGCGGATAGCCAGGTGCGGGGCGTACTGCTGGACATTGACAGTCCGGGCGGGCAGGCCGCCGGCGCGTTTGACTGCGCTGACATGATTTACCGCCTCCGTCAGCAGAAGCCGGTCTGGGCACTGTGCAATGACACGGCCTGTTCTGCAGCCATGCTGCTGGCGTCGGCCTGCTCCCGACGGCTGGTTACCCAGACATCCCGTATCGGTTCCATTGGCGTGATGATGAGCCATGTCAGCTATGCCGGTCATCTGGCGCAGGCCGGTGTGGATATCACGCTGATTTACTCAGGGGCGCACAAGGTGGATGGCAATCAGTTTGAAGCGTTGCCGGCAGAGGTTCGCCAGGACATGCAGCAGCGGATTGATGCGGCGCGCCGGATGTTTGCCGAAAAAGTGGCGATGTTTACCGGTCTGTCTGTTGATGCAGTCACGGGAACAGAGGCCGCTGTTTTTGAAGGTCAGTCCGGCATTGAGGCCGGGCTGGCGGATGAATTAATCAATGCGTCGGATGCCATCAGTGTGATGGCCACGGCGCTGAACAGTAATGTCAGAGGAGGCACTATGCCGCAATTAACTGCAACGGAAGCCGCCGCGCAGGAGAACCAGCGAGTGATGGGGATCCTGACATGCCAGGAAGCGAAAGGACGTGAACAGCTTGCCACGATGCTGGCAGGACAACAGGGCATGAGCGTTGAACAGGCCCGGGCGATTCTGGCCGCGGCGGCACCGCAGCAGCCGGTGGCATCCACGCAGAGTGAAGCCGATCGCATTATGGCGTGTGAAGAAGCGAACGGTCGTGAACAACTGGCGGCAACGCTGGCGGCGATGCCGGAGATGACGGTGGAAAAAGCCCGCCCGATCCTGGCTGCTTCACCGCAGGCGGATGCCGGACCATCACTCCGTGATCAGATCATGGCACTGGATGAGGCAAAAGGGGCTGAGGTGCAGGCTGAACAGCTGGCTGCCTGCCCGGGAATGACTGTGGAGAGCGCCCGGGCTGTGCTGGCTGCGGGATCAGGTAAGGCAGAACCGGTCTCTGCATCCACAACCGCCATGTTTGAACATTTCATGGCGAACCATTCACCGGCAGCGGTACAGGGTGGCGTGCCACAGACGTCAGCAGACGGTGATGCGGACGTGAAAATGCTCATGGCCATGCCATGAAGCCAGTGCTGACCATCAATAGGAGGTTTTTACAATATGGTGACGAAAACCATCACTGAACAGCGTGCGGAAGTACGTATTTTTGCCGGTAATGATCCGGCTCATACCGCCACAGGCAGCAGCGGGATTTCCTCGCCAACACCGGCACTGACGCCCCTGATGCTGGATGAAGCCACCGGGAAACTGGTGGTCTGGGACGGACAGAAAGCCGGTAGTGCGGTTGGCATACTGGTACTGCCGCTTGAAGGCACAGAGACGGCGCTGACGTATTACAAGTCGGGAACCTTTGCGACGGAGGCAATCCACTGGCCTGAAAGTGTGGATGAACACAAAAAGGCCAACGCCTTTGCTGGCAGAGCCCTGAGTCACGCGGCGCTGCCGTAACACGTTATCAGGCCACCGCGGTGGCCTGACTGATTTCTGAATGAAAGGAACTGATTTATGGGATTGTTTACGACCCGCCAGTTACTCGGTTATACCGAACAAAAAGTTAAATTTCGTGCGCTGTTTCTGGAACTGTTTTTCCGCCGTACGGTGAATTTCCATACCGAAGAGGTGATGCTGGACAAAATTACCGGAAAAACGCCGGTGGCGGCCTATGTCTCCCCGGTTGTTGAAGGAAAAGTGCTGCGTCATCGTGGTGGTGAAACCCGCGTGTTGCGTCCGGGCTACGTCAAGCCGAAACACGAATTTAATTACCAGCAGGCGGTTGAGCGCCTTCCTGGTGAAGATCCATCTCAACTGAATGATCCGGCTTACCGCCGTCTGCGTATCATTACCGATAACCTCAAACAGGAAGAGCACGCGATTGTCCAGGTGGAAGAAATGCAGGCGGTAAATGCTGTGTTGTATGGCAAATACACCATGGAAGGAGACCAGTTCGAGAAAATTGAGGTCGATTTTGGCAGGTCGACGAAGAATAACATCACTCAGGGTAGTGGTAAGGAGTGGTCAAAACAGGATCGTGACACGTTCGATCCTACACATGATATTGACCTCTACTGCGACCAGGCCAGCGGTCTTGTGAATATTGCCATTATGGACGGTACCGTCTGGCGTCTTCTGAATGGTTTTAAGCTGTTCCGCGAAAAACTGGATACCCGTCGCGGTTCAAATTCTCAACTCGAAACGGCAGTGAAAGATCTGGGCGCTGTGGTGTCCTTCAAGGGGTATTACGGCGATCTGGCCATTGTTGTGGCGAAAACGTCTTATATAGCAGAAGACGGTATCGAAAAACGTTATCTTCCAGATGGCATGCTGGTTCTGGGGAATACTGCTGCAGATGGGATCCGTTGTTACGGTGCCATTCAGGATGCTCAGGCGTTGTCCGAAGGTGTGGTGGCCTCTTCCCGTTATCCGAAACACTGGCTGACGGTGGGGGATCCCGCCCGTGAATTTACCATGACGCAGTCCGCGCCGCTGATGGTGTTGCCGGACCCGGATGAGTTTGTGGTGGTACAGGTGAAATAATCCGTGAGCGGGGGCGAAATGCCCCCGTGTCTTTTTTCACAGGGGGCTGATATGGCAACGAAAGAGCAAAATCTGAAACGGCTTGATGAACTGGCCCTGATTCTGGGGCGTGAGCCGGATATATCCGGGAGTGCCGCAGAGATAGCGCAGCGGGTGGCAGAATGGGAAGAAGAAATGCAGTCATCCGGCGATGATGTACAGGTTATGAATATGGATATCCGGGAGCGGGAAACCGCGGCTCATGATGTTCGTGAGGAAACATCCGGCGCGTTAACGCGCATCAGAGTTCTGACCTGCCTCCATCTCTGTGGCGTTGATGGTGAAACGGGGGAATCCGTTGAGCTTGCGGATGTTGGTCGGGTGATTCTGATTATGTCCTCAGATGCAAAAACACACGTTGATGGTGGAATGGCTGTTTATGCGTGATTTTCAGAATGCCTTTGATGCCGCCCTTGCCGGGGTGGACAGTACGATTGTTGAAGTGATGGGCATCAGTGCGCAGTTCACCTCCGGTGCACAGCGTGGCGGCGAGGTTCATGGCGTTTTTGACGATCCGGAGTCGCTGGGTTTTGCCAGTAGTGGGATCCGTATTGAAGGAAGTAACCCGTCATTATTTGTGCTTACGGATACGGTTTGTGCTGTACGGCGTGGTGACACGCTGACCATTAACGGCGAGATGTTCTGGGTGGACCGTGTTTCTCCTGATGACGGAGGGAGTTGTTATCTCTGGCTCAACCGGGGGCAACCACCAGCCGCCAGCCGTCGCCGCTGAAAGGGGGATGTATGGCCATAAAAGGTCTTGAGCAGGCCGTTGAAAACCTCAGCCGTATCAGCAAAACGGCGGTGCCCGGTGCCGCCGCAATGGCCATTAACCGCGTTGCTTCATCCGCGATATCGCAGTCGGCGTCACAGGTTGCCCGTGAGACAAAGGTACGCCGGAAACTGGTAAAGGAAAGGGCCAGGCTGAAAAGGGCCACGGTCAAAAACCCGCAGGCCAGAATCAAAGTTAACCGGGGGGATTTGCCCGTAATCAAGCTGGGTAATGCGCGGGTTGTCCTGTCCCGCCGCAGGCGTCGTAAAAAGGGGCAGCGTTCAGCCCTGAAAGGTGGCGACAGCGTGCTTGTGGTGGGAAACCGTCGTATTCCCGGCGCGTTTATTCAGCAACTGAAAAATGGCCGGTGGCATGTCATGCAGCGTGTGGCCGGGAAAAACCGTTACCCCATTGATGTGGTGAAAATCCCGATGGCAGTGCCGCTGACCACGGCGTTTAAACAGAATATTGAACGGATACGGCGTGAGCGTCTTCCGAAAGAGCTGGGCTATGCGCTGCAGCATCAACTGAGAATGGTAATAAAGCGATGAAACATACTGAACTCCGTGCAGCCGTACTGGATGCACTGGAGAAGCATGACACCGGGGCGACGCTTTTTGATGGTCGCCCCGCTGTTTTTGATGAGGCGGATTTTCCGGCAATTGCCGTTTATCTCACCGGCGCTGAATACACGGGCGAAGAGCTGGAC